TACAAAACCTTTACTTTGCTTTGACAAACGAAGAACTAAAAATTGAATTATGATTATTAAAACACCAACTGAAAATTACATTCCAATCTTTGAGAATAAAACTGAAGAAAAAAACCTCATCAGGAAAATTGAAGCACCAAATGTGAAATTTGTGAAAATTACAGTGAATGTTTTCAAAGGTTCAGGAATGGAGAAAAAAGAAATCCTCCTTTTTGTTAACTCAATTGAATGCATTGAACTGTGAAAATCCAATCAACATATTCTGAAATTAACATTTACATCAGGCACAATGGCCAAACATTTAACAGGGTGCAGGAAATGACAACAAAGAAAGGTTCAAAGCAAGTGGAGCACCTTTTGATTTGGTATCAGAAAGAAATCAGCAAAGATGATTGGAGTTGGAATGAATGCTCAATTGAAAAATCTGCAGCACTTGAATTGATTTATCAAAATATTGAAATGAACTAAAATGAAAAAATATTCAGAATATAAAATTAAGATGAAACGAAACCTGATTTACAGGCAGAGAATCATCAGGTTGATAACAAAGCAACAGTTGTATAATGATGAATTTTATTATTGTACAGTAAAATTCAGATGCTACAAAAGAAATATTGAAACAGAAATGTAAAATAAACGCTTTACAAAGCAATGAAGATTGTAAAGAAAATTTTTTACAACAACCAAATAAAACAGCGTTTCAATGTGTTTTATTTAAAGTTGTGAAAAATTCAGTATCTTTGAATTAAATTTTTATATTATGGCAGGAACTATCAACAACAAAAATGCAGAAAAATGGACTGAAGAAAAGGCCGTTGAACTTGCTGAGCTCGCACTTTCTAAAGTAGGGCCAAAATGTTTTTTCATTGCACAAATTGCTGAGGAATGCAATGTTTACAGGGATTTGTTCACATATTTAATGAGAAAATTCAATGATAATGAAATCGTTTTTCGTTCTTTAAAAAGGATGTACAATAAAGCAGAGGCAGAAATTTGGAAACAATCTGCAGATGGTCGCATTGATAAAACCATTGGAATCTTTGCCCTGAAATCATTGCATGGACTTTTTGAAACGTCTAAACAGATGATTGATGCTGATGTGAGAACAGAGCATTCAGGTTCAATTGATGTTTCTAAATGGGTTGAAAAGCAAAGTGATTCAGATGCTGAAAGTCAGGAATAAATATAAACCAATTTACACAACTGATAAAAATGTTATCCTGATAACAGGAGGAAGGGGTTCAGGAAAATCATTTGAGGTTTCAACATTTCTAAAGCGGTTAACTTATGAGGCTGGACATGTAATCCTATTTTCAAGGTTCACAATGGTTGCTGCTGAGGATTCAATCATTCCTGAGTTTACTGAAAAAATGGAATTGGAAAATGATAAGAAATTTTTTCACATCACCAAAAAGGAAATCATTAACACATTTTCAGGTTCATCAATTCTATTCAGAGGAATCAAAACATCATCAGGAAATCAAATTGGAGTTTTAAAAGGTATTCAAGGCCTTTCAACATTTGTTTTGGATGAAGGCGAGGAATGGCAATCATCAGATGATTTTGATACATTGAGCCTATCAATCAGAACTGCTGGAGTAAAAAACAGAATTATCATCATAATGAATCCAACTGATGATTCACATTTCATTTATGAAAAGTATATTAAGGATTCACACAGGATTGAAATGGTTGATGGTGTTCCTGTTCAGATTTCAACACATCCTGATGTGCTGCACATCCATACCTGCTATTTAGATAACATTCAGCACCTTTCTGAAAAGTTCCTGAATGAAGTTAAAAGCCTGAAAGCAGAACATGAGAAAATGGATGATGAGCTCAAACCATTTTCAAGATATTCAACAAAGGTAATTGGTCGTTGGTCTGATATTCCTGAAGGTGTTATCTTTCCTAATGTGGAATATGTGGATGAATTTGATAAAACATTGGCCTATAATTTTGGATTGGATTTTGGTTTTCATCCCGACCCTGATGTTTTGGTTAAAGTTGCAGTTGATACAAAAAGAAAATTCATCTATGTTCAGGAACTTTTCATGGAATATGGGCAAGGATATGAATATTTAAACAAAAGGCTTTCAAGATTCTGCACTCAAAACAATCAGATTGTTGCTGATACCAATGAAGGAAGGGCAAGGAATGAAATTGCAAATCATGGATTCAATGTTGTTCCAGCAAAGAAAGGTGCAGGTTCTGTTGCTGAAAGGTTGAAAGCCATGCAGGAATTTAAAATTTGCGTTGTTGGTGATTCACCAAATCTGAAAGAGGCATTGAGAAAATACAAATGGGATGATAAGAGGGCAGGCATTCCAATAAACAAATTCAAGCATTTTCCTGATGCCATTGGTTATGCTTATGACTATTTAACAAGGGAGGTTGAATTATGGTAATGGGCATTTTCATATCATTCATCATTGCCTTACTTCTGATGATTCTGCTGGAGAATGAATCAAATGATGATGATGATTTTTTCAACTACACCTGAAAAATAAATTGAAAGTTTTTTACTTTTTTCTTTGTTGGTATTATATTTTATAATATATTTGTATCAGTTAATTAAATAAGTAAAAATAAAAACATCCACATCATGAACACAATTTTCACAACTACAAGAAACCTTTATTCAACCACAGATTTGAAAGTAACTTTGGATTTCAATATTATTGGAGCAGGACAAACAAATAAATTAATGCTTTATGTAAACAAACAAGAATTTCATTCTGTAAATTTTTGCAACTTCAAAAAAAATCAAGAGTTTGAGATTGATGCAATCATTGAGGAATTAAGATTTGGAGCAATTGAAATGTTCATTTAATATTAATAAAATAAAAACATCCACATCATGACAACAGCACAAAAAAATTATATTGAGTTCATTTCAGAACAAACATCATTTTCAATAGAGGATATTAATCAAATGATTCAGAAAGGATTGAAATTGAAATTTTCAAAAGTATTAACAGATTCAGAATTAATTGAGGAATGGAAAACAGTTCAGAAATTCGCTGATGAAAATCCATTCATGATTGAATGCAATCATTGTGATGGAAAAGGATTTGTTGAATATATTGAAAATGGAGATGAATCAGGGCCTGCAGAAACCTGCTGCAATTGTGATGGAAAAGGAGAAATTCAGGATTGCTAATACAAGCCATTAAATCAACTAAAATGCATCAATAACGGTGCATTTTTTTTTGCTCATGAAAATAATATTCCTATAAGTAAAAAATTTTTATTACTTTTGAATATATTTTATCAAAATTATGGGCATCTTTTCGAATTTAAGCAGGTTTTTTGGTTCATCACTTTCAACAGTTACATCATTGAACTACATTGGAAATGATTCAGATGAATGTTTCAATCACCTCAATAAAGGATTTGGAATTGATTCAGGTTATGCAGGTAATACAGATATTTTTGCAATCATCAACCTAATTAAATCAAAAGCAATTGATGTTCCATTGATGCTGGAAAAGGTTGTTGGTGATGAGGTGGAGCAGATTGAATCAGGTGAAATTTTTGATTTCCTTCAGCAACCAAACCAAAGGAAAACATTGAAGGAATTTAATGAGGCTTTGATTTTATATTACCTTACAACAGGAAATTCAATTGTTGAAACCAAAAAGCAATTTATTCAATCAGGAAAAATCAATGAAATTTTTAATCTTCATTATCAATGCACTGATATTCAAACAATGGTTGAAGGCCGTTCAATAGTTCCTAAATATTACAAATACAATTTGAATGGTGCTGATGATATAATTTTGCCCGAAAATATTATTCATGCTAAATATGCCAATCCAACTGATTTTGGTTTTGAATCCTGTTATGGATTGAGCCCATTGCAGGCTGGATTCCTTTCATTGGTTTCATCAAACAATCTATTCAAAGCAGATTCAAGCATTCTAAAAAACAAAGGTGCATCAGGAGTTTTCTCAAATGAATCTGATGTTGCTTTGACACCCGACCAAAGAAAGAACGCTCAACAGGCATTGGATAAATTGTTGGCAGGTGCAGATAAATTTGGAAAAATCATTCAATCACCTGTAAAAACAAAATACACTCAATTAGGGATGAGCCCTGCAGATTTAAAGATTTTGGAAAGCAGAATCATGAAAAAAAGAGATTTATGCTCCATTTACCATGTTGATTCATCTTTGTTCAACGACCCTGCAAACAAAACATTCAACAATAGAAAGGAGGCACAAAAATCATTATACAGTGATGCTGTTTTGCCATTGATTAACAAAGTTATCATTGATAAGGTATGGAATCCAATTCTATCAACATGGGGTGATGATAACACAAAATACAGATTGAAAGCAGATAAATCAGATATTGATGCACTGAATCAGGATGCAAAAGAAAAATCAACAAGGGATAAATCTGTAAATCAAATCATCCTTTCAACCTTGACTGCTGAACTAAGAGAGGAGCAGAAAATCAAAGCATTGCAGGTTTCTTTGAACATCACTGAAGATGAGGCAACAAATATTGTAACACCATGAAAGATTTAAAAAAGAAATTCAAAAACTCAGATAATGAAGCATTGAAAAAATCCATTGCTGAGAAAGGAAAGATTATTGATAAAAATAAAACTGTAAAGAAATGATTTATTGCCCTGAATTAAACAAAGAGTTCACAGATAAAAGTGAAATGTTTTCTGCACTTAAAAGGAATGCAGAAAAAATCATATCATTGAAAAAAGCAAATATTTTCAAATCTCATGACAAAGGTGCTGGAGTTTCAACAAAGTTTTCCAAAGAAACAAATGCATTGAAAGGCCACATTGAAAACTCCAAAGCAAATCATGTTTATGCTGTTATCAATACAACAAATTATTTTGATTCTCATGGTGATGTTCATTTCAAAGGGATTTGGGATAAATCAGCATCAGAACAGAATGGAAAAATTTTCTATGTTGCAGACCATTCATTGAAAATTGATGATGTGATTGCATGGAAATCTGATGTGAACATTATTGTTCAGGAATTGGATTGGGCTGCAGTTGGAAAAAACTTTGAAGGAACAACACAGGCTTTGATATTTGAAATTCCTGTTGATAAGATTATGCACCAAAAAGCATTGGAAGTGATTGAAGCAGGAAAGGATGTTGAAAATTCTGTGAGGATGCAATATGTTCAAATAAAATTAGCAGTAAATTCAACAGATTCTGACTACAAAGAGGAAAAAGCAAATTATGATTCATTAATAAATTCCATTGCAAATAAAGATGATGTGGAAAAAAATGGTTATTTTTGGGCTGTTAATGAAGCAAAGATTTACAAAGAAGGTTCAATGGTTACATTTGGGAGCAATGATGCAACCAGCATTGAATCAATAAAAGATAATAATCAGCCGTTGCAAAACACTGATGAGAATGAGCCGTTGGATAACACTCAGGAACAAAAAGAAAGCAAAAAAAGGATTCAATTATAAATTATAAATAAAAACCAAAAAAAGAAAATGGATTTTACATTTAAAACGGCATCTGAAATTGAAGCAATGACAGATGAAACAAAAGTTGCATATTTTAGAGATGCACAAACAAAATTAGCTGAGATGGCTGAAAATCATGGAAAGGATTTAGGACTTGCAAAAGAGCAAATCACTGAATTGAAAGCACAAGTTGCAAAATTTGATGTTGCAACAGTGAAATCAATGATTGATGCTCAAAAAATTCAAGGTGAAGCAATTGAAAAATTGATGAAATCAAACATTGCTCCTGAATTGACAAAATCAGAGAAAGGACAGATTCAAAAGTTCATCACTGAGAATGCTGAGGAAATCAAAAAATTACACTCAAACAAATCAGGAACAATTGAGTTCACAACAAAAGCAATCATTGAAACAACTAATGCTTCAAATCCTGCTGGGATTCCTGAATTAGTTGGAACGCAAGTTGCTCCAGCAACAAATGTTCCTTTACAGGGTTCAATTGTAGATGGTTTAGTTGGAAACTTTTCAACTTCATTGGCTGCTTATCCTTATACTGAATCTGTTCCATTGAATGGTGATGCAGGTTTTGTTTTGGAGAAAGGAATCAAACCACAGGTTGATTTATCAATTGAAACAAGATATGCAACTCCTGTAAAAGTTGCAGCACATGAATGTTTAACTGAGGAATCTGTTGATGATATTGCAGGATTGCAATCAATGGCAACAAATTTCCTGAGAGCAAAGCATGATTTGAAAAAGCAAGATGGAATCTTGTTTGGTGATGGTTTAGCAGGTGCTCCAACAGGTGCTTATACTTTAGCAAGACCATTCGTTGCAGGTGGAATGGCTTTGTGTGTAACAAATCCAAATTTCATGGATGTTGTGAATGCTATCAAAACTGATATTTATACAACACACAATTTTCAAGATGAAATGCATTACATGGCAAACATCGTTTTAGTTAATCCAATTGATTTTTACTGTGAATTAGTTGCAGCAAAAGATTTGAATGGTTTACCACTTTACCCAATGGCATCACTTTTCAATCAGGTAACTATTGGAGGATGTGTGATTGTTCCTTTTGAGGATATGCCTGCTGGAGAAATCTTTGTTTGTGATATGAGCAAATACAGAGTTTCTAATTATAGACCTTACACAGTAAGAATTGGATGGATTAATGATGATTTCATCAAAAATCAATTATGTATTGTTGGTGAATCAAGATTCCACGCATTTGTGAAGGAACTAGACAAAGCAGCATTTGTGAAAGAAAACATTGAAGCAATCAAAAATGCAATACAGAAACCATAAGTTTCTTAAATTATAGCAATCAGCTCACATCATTTGATGTGGGCTTTTTGTGGTAAAAGCCAATCCATCATGAGTTTCATCAATAGAATAATAAACAGATTTTCAAAGAACACTCCAATCAGTGAAATGATTGTTGATGATTCAGAACCAATCAAAGTTGAATTGAAAAAAGGTTCAGGTAAAATTGTGAGAATATTGTTTTATGAAACAGGAACTGAAATGAATGTTTCAGAGGATGTTGATTTAGTATTAATCAACAGAAATGCTGCAGAATTATGCCAATAGTAAATGATGAATGTTTAGTTGGGCATTTTAGAATTGCCATCAACAAACACGAAAAAACAACTTTAGAAAGTTTCATTGAGAGATATGAAAAGAAATATTTAATGGATTTATTTGGGCCTGATATTTATAAAACATTTATTGATGATTTAGATGGTGCATCACCTCAGAAACCTCAAACAGCACCATTCACAACAATCTTTGAATGTTTTCAGATTTGCACTCCATGTGGAAAGGTTTTCAATTGTGATGGTTTAAAGGATATGTTAACAGGTTTCATTTATTTCCATTGGAATGCTGAAAATTGACTAAAAAAATCTGCATCAGGAACAACAGTGATTGATTCAGAAAACTCAACAGTGAGAAGTTCAGCACAAATTGGATTGGCAAATTATTGGAATGATGCGGTGAACAATTATGATTGCATC